TATAATCAATACCATAATCTTCACATTCATCAATTGCCATCTCTATACAATCATCAAATAGCTGATGAATAGTAGCAGGTGTGTAATTATCATCTACAAAAGATGATTGGGTCAGATTAACGATTCTTTTTAAGATTTCTAGCTTTTCCATTTTTTTTTAAGTTTTAAGTGTTTAAGATTTAATTGTTAGACAAAATTACGAATAATTCCTGAGATTTCCAAATATTTGTTGATATATTTATCACTTATTTTATAACTCATTGATTTACAATGACTTATGCTTAACTGATTGATTATCAACGCTTTATGTGAAAATACCCTATTTTTTACCATTTTTTTCATTTATAACAGGAAATTACGAAAAATCGCTTACAATTCCAAATATTTTTGAAAAAAAGTTATCCACACGTTATCCACATTCATAACTCATTGATACTCAATGTATTATGCTAACTGATTGATAATCAACACGTTATACATTAAAATAAAAAATATGTAAAAATATTTTCATTTTTTTATCGTTTTCTTCCCGAAGGTGATATTTATATATACAAAAACTAAAAATAGAAATCTATGGCAAAACGATTTACTGACACTGATAAGTGGAAAGATGAATGGTACACCGAGCTGAGTAATGATTACAAAGTTATTTGGCAGTACCTTTTAGATACCTGTGATAATGCTGGTATCTATAAGCGTAATATTAAGTTGCTTAATGTTATGTGTAATACTAATGTATCTGAATCAGATATATTAAGAATCTTCAAAGATAGAGTTACAGCAATCTCTGAAGATAAATGGATTATTAATAAGTTCTGTGTATTTCAATACGGAGCTGACTTCTTACAAAGTAAAAACAAAGCAGTTATTTCAGCAGTTAATAAACTGATTGAAAGTAACCTCTATGAATCCTCTACCAATACCATATCCATACCCTATCTATCCTCTACTAATACTCTATCTATACCCTATCAATACTCTATTGATACCCCCAAGGAACAATGCTGATTCAGATAATGTTCTATACAATAGAGCAGTAGAAGATTGGACAGAGTTAGGTGGAATAGTTGGAGTATCAGAAATAATGGGATGGGATGAGAACCAAGCGAAACAATGGAAACAAAGATTAGATAACATAAACCAAATAAAAAACTTATAATGAAAACACAAGAACAAATTAAAGAGCAGATAGTAAAAGAGATGGAAGAATTAGGATACAAACTAATTCCACCTATGGACTTTGAAGTAATAGATGTAACGGATATGGACTTTGAAAAGAGAAAAGCTTATTATCAAAACATCAGTAAGAAAGCATTGGAAATAGAATTTAAGAAAGCATTTGACGAATTAATAAACAAAAACTAAAACTATGAGTACTACATTTAAGTTGAAAGACCCAATAAAGCAAGTTGATGGATGGCCTGATTATTATATCAGTAAAGGTGGAATCCTATATAGTTGTAAAAGAAAAGAAAGAGCTTTCATTAGTGGAGGCTTATATCCTATCGCTACTAAGCTGAGTAGTAGAGGATACCCTGAAGTTGGATTGTTCAGAGCAACCGATGATGGTAAAAAACAAAGAAAGTTTATGCGTATTCATCAGATAGTTGCGCATGCATGGGTAGAGAAACCTGCGGACTTTGATACAAAGGTTTATAATCCAAATCATAAGAATGGAATCAAAACAGACAATAGAGCTGAGAACCTAGAATGGTTGACACCATCAGAGAATGTACTACACTCATACCATGTGTTAGGTAGAGAAAAGTTGCTTCGTCCTATTTATTACGATGGGGTTTATTATGGTTCAATTGTAGAATGTTCTAAAAAATTAGGTTTCAAACAACAATGTCTTAACACCGTTCTTTCAAGAGGACAAAAGAAATTCAAAGGTAAACCAATAGGTTACGCCGGAGAAAAAGGAATGGGACATGTAAATTTATAAACTATGAAATGTATATTCCCTTTTGGTAGCTGGTTAGAATCAGCAATAAACGTTGTAACCTTTGGCTGGGGTAAAGAACTGGCACATTGGATTGCATGGACCTTCTTCAAAACACATGATTGTGGATGTGATAGAAGGCGTGATAAATTAGATAAGTTCTTCGGATGTGAGGACTTCGGACAAATAAAATTAAAATAATGGCAGAGAAAAGACCTACAATTACAAAGATAGATTGGGATTTATTTCCCGAAAAGTATAATGATATAATCGTACACTTTTCAGATAACAATAGAGATGTAGCAAGATTCCATACAATAGAGCATGGAGCAATGGATTCTCTTTCATTTGCGGTAAGTAGAGGTTATATCATTTACGCATATATGTTCACAGGCGAAGTAGAACATTACCAAATAGTAGATAGTTCTACTGGAATAGTGACAAACATAAATCAATACAAAGAACGTTATGGAATCAAATAATATACCACAAAATCCACCGGTGCCGGAAAGTAAGTATGCACCATTTAGTTATGAGGAGTTCAAAACCATCCAAGCTGAAATGAGTGCTATGGGATATTGGTTACCGAGAGATGCGGCTGCACAAAGAAAGCTTTGGGAAAATTGTACGAGGATAAGAGGAAAGAGTGAACCAATGCCTTGTACCTGTAAATCATCTGCTGGTTTATGGGCTAGATGTGTAGAGGACATCAACACATGTATCAAATCAAAGTCTTAATGAGTGCAGAAGAAATACAAAGAGAAAACAATAGAAGGCTGGACATACTATTCAGAGAAAAGAATGACTGGTTAATGGCATCAGCATACAATATAACAAAGGATAGAGAAGCAGCACAAGAATTAGTAGGAGAATTATACCTGTATGTAGCAGAAAAAGGAAACCCTTCTATATGGTGGGGAAGGGATGAATACAATATGATGTACCTTTATTCATTTCTAAAAACGAGATGGATAAATGCGGTAAAGCAGAATGGTAAACATCAATCACTGCCTGATAGTTGGGATGATGTTGATACACCATACAATGAAGATTTAGATAGAAAGATACAAAGTACATACGATGAGATTGTAACGGAAATACAAACCTTACAACAAACAAAGATGTGGAGTTCGGCCCGATTAGCTGAATTATATTTTTTTACACCGGAGATGACATTGGATAAGCTGAGTAAAGATATAGGGATTTCAAAGAGTACATCCTTCCTAAACATCCGTAAAGTAAAGCAACACATCAGGCTAACTAAGCAGAATCCATTCAGGACTGATTCCTGACCACATAGGTCCAACGATAAATACAAATACATATATTTGTGTTAAAAGAATATAGAACCGATTAAATAACGGAAAAACTACGATAAATGGCAAAGTTTGAACCAGGCAATAAATTATCAAAAGGGCGCCCAAAAGGAGCACTGAATCGCTCAAGCGAACAAATGAAGCTCTCCATAGCCCGAGCAACCAATAGAGTATTAGATGACCTTCCAAAGATTATGGAAGAATTGGTGAAGAAAGACCCAAAGGGTGCAGTTGATTTAGCACTGAAATTATTGGAGTTTCACCTTCCAAAAATGAGTCGTGTTGAGCTACGAGGTGAAATTGAACAAAGAATACAACAGATTAACGTAAATATTACTGAAACAAAAACCGATGGAACTGAACATCAATACCACAATATCGTATAAGCACATTGATGAATGTCCAACAAGGGTTTGCCATTTAATTGGAGGTAGCCGTTCGGGTAAAACCTATGCTACCTTACAATGGATTATTGTACAAGCTCTGCAAGGAAAAGAAATTGTGACAGTAGTAAGAAAAACAATACCATCCCTCAAACGTACAGTAATGAAGGATTTCAAAGATATAATGGAATCCCTTGGTATATGGAACGATAACGAATGGAACGCTACCGATAGAGTATATGATTTCTATACAGGCTCACAAATACAATTCATTTCAACGGACAATAGTGAGAAGCTAAGAGGTGTGAAATCAAACATACTATGGATAGAAGAAAGTAATGAGGTTGATTCAGAATCTTACTTGCAGTTACAAATTCGTACAACAGGTAAGATTATTCTAAGCTATAACCCTACAATCTCACCTTGGCATTGGTTAAGAGAAATGCAAGATTGTACACGCTACTTCACTACATATAAGGATAACCCTTATTTGGAACGCTCGGTAATAAGGGCTTTGGAAGAATTAAAGAATACCAATCCTAAAGCATATCAAGTTTATACATTAGGTCAATACACCACAAACGATAAGGCCATCTACGATTTCCAAATGGTGGAATGGTTGCCTGATACGGCTGAGTTTGTAGCATTCGGAATAGATTTTGGATTTAGTTCTGACCCTACTGCTATTTGTTCCGTATGGAAGCAGAATGGTAACGAGCTATTCATCATAGAACATTGTTACGAAAGAGGAATGGTGACAAACGATATAATAGGGTTATTGAAAGATATGGTGCAGAATAGAGAAGAAATCTATGCAGATTCAGCAGAACCAAGACTGATAGAAGAATTGAGTAGAGCTGGATTTAATATCAGACCGGTAGTAAAAGGAAAGGATAGTATTAACTTTGGTATAGGTGTAATGCAAAACTACAAACTGCATGTACCAAAGAGTTGCCAAAACCTAGTAAACGAATTTTATTCATACGAATGGGCTACGGATAGATTCGGTAAACAATTGGATAAGCCCGTTGATTTTAACAATCACCTATTAGATGCTATGAGATATGTAGGAATGATGAAGCTATCACAAAAAGCAGCAAGTGCTGGAAAATATACAATTACAATTAGATAATATGAAAGAAGTAAATTTTGATGACATTGAGATTACCAAAGAAGATTTTATTGAGCTATCCAAATACACATATAGTTTGGAATCTCAAAACCGAATCCTTATAGAACAATTGAGAGAAGCTAAAGCAGCCTTAGCCGCTACGGTACAACAAAGGAACTCACTCAATGCTAAGATACAAACGATGATGAATGAGAAGCTGAATACAATTGATATATCAGCCATAAAGACAGAAATCATTACAAATGCGGAATTGGTAAACCCTGAACAATATAGAGAAAAAAAGAATCAACGATGATAGAACAATATCTACAAACTTATAAGGATACATTTGAATCACAGCATAAAGGAATGACTGTGGATAACCATCAACAACACAATCCAGACCCAGAGTATTGGGCTATCCTATTAGGTGATGTAAAGTTTAATCCCGAAAGATGGGAAGGTAAGAGAGCATTTGATTTTGGATGTGGTTGTGGTAGAAATTTAGTAAACCTATCTACACTAGCTAATTGGAGTACAATAGATGGTTGTGATATATCTAAATCAAATGCGGAATACGCTCAACAATGGTATATAAAGAATACACAAAGTATAGCTAGTTGTAAGACATGGGAAAGCAATGGTAAAGATATACAGCCTATACCATACGGATACGATTTCATAATGTCACACATAGTATTTCAGCATATTAGCAATTATGATGTAAGATACTCAATACTAACCGATATGTACGAATCTCTAAATGAAGGAGGCTTGTGCTCGTTACACTTTATGGATTTAGGCGAATC